ATGGTGACTAGTGCACTTGATGCGTCCGTTACACTCGGTGCGACTGATGCGATTGCTGCAGACGAGCTTATTAATATTTTCTATTCTCTAAAATCGCCTTACAGGGAAAACGCGACTTGGAGAATGAATGACCAGACCTTAAAAGCTATCAGAAAGCTAAAAGATAACAACGGTAATTACATTTATGCGCCGGCGCTTGTTATGGGCGAGAGAGATGCAATTCTCGGAAGACCTATTGAACTTGATCCGTTCGTAAGTACACTTGGAGCAAGCAATAAAGTTATCTGTTTAGGAGATTTCAGTTATTACTATATCGCAGATAGAGGCAATATCTCTATGCAAAAACTAACCGAAAGATACGCTGAAAGCGGGCTTATTGGATTTAAAGTAAGCAAAAGGGTTGATGCAAAACCTGTATTAAATGAAGCGTTTACAATCGCTAAGAACGCTGATGCGTAAAGGGTAGAAAATGAAAGTTAAACTTCTTTCCCCTCTCGCTAAAGCAGATAAAAGCCACGGTGCAGGTGAGATTATAGATCTTGGCGAAAAGGAGGCTGTAAGGTTTATTAAAAACAAACTTGCAGAACCTGTAAGCAAAAAAGAGTTTGAAAAACTTATTAAAAAGCTCGAGGAAGAGCAGAGAAAAAAAGAAGAAGAGGAAAAACTTCTAAAAGCACAGCTTGAAAAAGAAAAGCTCGAAGCAGAGCTTAACGGGCTTTATGCAGAAGTTGTAGAAAAAGAGGCGCTACTTGCAGGTGTTGTTTTAAATGATGAAGAGAAACTGAAACTTATAGAAGAACTAAAAAACAGAGAAACAAAAGCGGGCAATGAAGCTGAAAATAGTAAGTAAAGAAGCCTATAATATTAATATAGATGATGTTAAGTCTTTTTTAAGAGTTACTGACGATACGGAAGATGGGCTTATTAATTTATTCATACAGACTGCTTGTAAAAAAGCGGAAGAAATAACTAATAGAGCATTAAGTCTTACGACTTTTGAGTTATATGAAGACAAAATTATAAATATTGAGTTACCAAAACCGCCATTTATAGAACTAAAAGCAGTTGAAGTTTTACAGAACGGTACATATACGGCGATTGATTACTATACGCTTGACGATAAAAGCGAACCTGCTGTGCTAATGTTTGAAAACACGACTGAGTGTAACGATTTAAACTGTTTAAAAATCACATATACGGCAGGCTATAGCGAAATACCAGGCCCAATAAAAAATTGGGTTTTTGTAACTATCGGAACACTTTATGAAAATAGGGAGCAGATAAGCGATGTAAGCACTTATGAGCTTCCTAACAGATTTATTGACAGTTTGCTTGATAGTTATAAAGTGAGGTTTGTATGAGAATAGGCAAACTTAGACACTATATAAGTATACAGGACAGAACCGAAACAAAAAACGAATTCGGAGAAGCGGAATATAACTGGAACGATTTTGCAAAGGCTTATGCCGAAATTAAACCGGTAACGGCAAAAGAGTATTTTGCCGCACAAGGCGAGGTAGCACAGGTGACGCATAGAATAGTAATGCGCTATAAAAGCGGGGTTAAACCTAAAATGAGGATACTTTTTAAAGACAGGGTATTTGACATAAAAGCTGTGCGGGATTATTTTGAGAAAAACAGAGTGCTTGAAATAATGGCACAGGAGAAAATAGATGGTTGATGTAAATATTGATATGGGAACTTTGCTTAAAGATTTAAAGAAATTGTCTGAAAAAGTGCAAAAAAGGGTTGTTAAAGGAGCTATCAGAGCAAGCGCCAAACCTATTATACAAGAAGCAAAGGCTTTAGCGCCTTATAAAACCGGTAATTTAAGAAAAAGTATAGGGGTTATTAAAGGCAAAGACAAAGGCACAGTAGTAACGTATCACATTTCCCCTCGTAAAGGCGGAAAATACGATGGATTTTATGGATATTGGATAGAACTCGGACATATTCTAAGAGAAAAGGGGAAAAAGAAAAAAGGTAAAGTAATCGGACATGTGGCACCACGACCTTTTTTAAGACCTGCTTTTGAGAATAAGGGAGAAGAAAGCATTAAGGCTTTTAAAGAATATATGAAAAAAAGACTTGAAAAAGAGCTTGCAAAATGATTGAAGCAACTGTTTATTCTCAATTAACAAAAACAAACCTGCCTGTATATCCTATTAAAATATCTGAAGATGTTTCACTTCCGGCTATTACATATTTTGTTGTTGCGGGAAGTAAAAAACAAAATTTAAACACAGGTATTTTTGGAGAGGTTAAGAGGTTTCAAGTTGATGTTTGGGCAGATAGTTATAAGGATGCAAAAGAGATAGGCGAACAGGTTGTTTCTTTAATGCAAGAGATAGAGGCACAAGAAATAACAATGCAAGATTTGTATGAAGATGATACCAAAACTTACAGAAATTTAATTGAATTCTACATTAAGGAGTAAAAATGGCAATTCAAACTACAGGAATTATCGTAAGAGTAAACGATACGGATATAGGTGCTTTACAGGCATTAGGAGATATAAAAATTGCAAGAGGAACAAAAGAATATAGCGCATTAAATACACAAGATGTAATTATTGCGGTAGGTAGAGCGCAGGTAGGGGATTTATCTGTAAAAGTTTTGCTTAATCCGGATGATACAGGAGCACAAAAAGCATTGCACGATGCAGTGTTAAATGCCGGGACTGTAAAGTTTGAAGTTGAGTTACCTAATAAAGTGACTGATAGCGGTAATGGAACAAAATATACTTGGGAAGGGGCGGTAGTGACTGACGAAACAATTACACCTGACGAAGATGGATTTTTACTTGCAAGTTTTATACTTAAAACACCCGGATTTCCAGTAATTACTGCGGCTGCGTAAGGATAAAAGATGGCTTTATTAACGCTTGATGTACCTATTGAGGTAAAAATACAGGAAAATGGAAAGATAAGAGAAATATTAAAAATAACTTTCCGTTATCCTACAAAAGATGAAGAAAAAAAAGAAAAAGAGTTATTAACGAATATAAAAAAAATCATCACTGAGACAGAGAAAATAAGCAGAAAGTCCGCAATAATAAATAAAAAAATTGAATATGCAGAAAAAAAAGAAGATTGGGATAAAGCGGAAAAATTATTGAATGAGGAAGAAAAGCTAGAAAGAGAGCTTGAAAAACTTGAAGAAGAATTAAAAAAAATAATTGGAAATAGAGATCCCAACGAATACGCCGAAGAGATTGCAAAAAGACAGTTTGATGTTTTAGTAGGTGGTGAAGATAAGGAAAAACTAAGAGAGGTAGCAGAAATTAAAGGTTATAAATTAGTTTTAGATGTTCTTGCAAAAGAGAGAGATAAACTTGAAAAAAAGCAAAATGGCGAATAGCTGAGTTTTTAAGAAGTTCAAAACAGGAAGAAATTGAGAAGAAATATAAAAAGCTTGATAGCTGGGAAAAAGTTTTGGCAAATGTTGCTTCCAAATGCCGAATTGAATATTCGGCAATGGGTGCGACCGGTTATCTTTATGAAAGCGTAAAAGATGAGCTCAAATGGGCGGGGCTTAGAAGAAAATGTTATGTTGCGATTATAAGCAAAATAGGCTCTTTAATAGTTTTAGAAGATGAAGAATATAACAAAAAGAAAGTTCAGGAAACAAAAATGGAGGCAGATGAAATGGCAAATGCTTTAATACAAGTTTTTGGGAGCGGCGAATAATGGCTTATAAAGTCGGAACGGTTTTAATTGATATTAAAGCCGATACTGCTAAACTCGTTACAGGTATGGAAAAGGCTGAAAAATCCATAAAAGGCAGTATAACAAGAATTAAAAGAACAATATTGACACTTGCAACTGCATACGCCTCTTTTGAAAGTATTAAAGCATTAAAAAATATGGTGGTTGATACATATAATTTGGCTGATGCCACAGGTAAACTAGCAGAAAAGCTTGGAATGACTGCTGAACAATTGAGCGGCATTGAATATGCGGCAAGTTACGCGGATGTAAGCATCAGTAAGCTTGAAGCGGCAATGTCGGCTATGATTAGAAGGACTACGAATTATTTAAGAAGCGGAACAGGAGCTGCGGCTACTGCTTTAAGAGAACTTGGGATAAGCACAGAATATGCAAGAAAACATTTTACAGATACTAATACAACCTTTTTAATTATTTTAGATAGGCTAAATAAAATGCCTGATGGGTTCAGAAAGACTGCTATTGCGCAAGATATTTTTTCTAAAAGTGCGGCGGATGTTTTGCGTATTAGCAGTATGAGTAAAACAGAGTTAGGTGCTTTACTTGAAGAAGCTAGAAAGTTTAATGCTTTAATACCGAATTGGGCTGCAAGTATGAGTGCCGCTTTAAATGACACCGAAGCTCATATAAAATATAAATTTGCAGGAATTAAGAAACTGTTTAGTTTTTCTTTATTGCCTTCTATATTGGCTTTTGCAAAAACGATAGATAAATGGCTTGGAAATGCTTTTAATTTTGGTGACAGTGTAAAAAACAATGGTGAAGTTGCTTTGAAAGTATTTAAAAAAATCGCAATTGGTGCAGGTTTTATAAAAGACGCATTTATCGGTATAAAACTGGTTCTTAAAGTTATTGAATTATCTTTTTACGGGTTAGCTACCGCTATATCTTTAGCAATTGAACCTGCTGTGAAAACTTTAAACGGTTTGATAGCTACATATAATAGAGTTGCAAATAGTTGGCTTGGTAAAAAAGCAGGGATGCACACAATAAATGGATATTTTCAAAGCAGTTTGCCTGATAATATAAAAAAAGTAAATGAGTTAAAAAAAGAAATAGCTGGATTGGCGAATTCTCTGCATGAAGGTAGAGATGAAGCAGAAAAATTCAATATTGAGCTTACAAAAAACTACAAAAAAATAATAGAAAAAGATTGGACGCCTGTAAAATCTAAAAATAATAATTTATTACCCACAAATAAAGATTTTAGTTCAATTAAAAGCAATTTTGCCACATTGCATGATTATGTAAACAATTTATGGGGTGATTTAATTAAACAAGAATCATTTTTAAAAACATTAAAACAACAATACATTTCTTTATTGCCGCCTAAAGAACAAATTGACGCTTGGTATAGCGAAATGAAGCAAAAAATTGAGTTGTTGTTTACAGATGTTAAAAGGAAAAAAGAGGTTCTTGATTTGTTAGAACAGATAAAAAACAAGAAATTAGAAAATGTACAAACGAAAGTAACAATAGATACAAGTACATTCGAAGGACAATTACTTGCACTTGCGAAGAAATTTGGAATTGAAACAGGTAACGTAACAGAAGAACAACTTAAAAAAGTGATTAATGTAATAATAAAAGCCGTTAAATTAAGCGCTGATGTATTAAAAACAGTGCTTAATGATATGTATAATGGCATAAAAGATAAATACACTGAGCTTATAGATTCTTTACAGCAAAAAGTTTACACAAAACAATTACAGGCAGAAGCTTACGGTGTGTTTGGATACAGCGGATACAGCAAAGTAACAAACTATCAGGCAGACTTAGCAAATATCCAAATGCTGCAAACTCAAAACAGCATGTATTACGAACTATCTAAAAAAGCAAAAGACTGGAAAGAGGCAATACAAGATACAATCGAAGTTGCTGGAACTACATGGGCGGCATTAGGTGCGGCTTCTGGAATGGGGATTAATTCTGTTTCACAAATGATAGACGGAATTAATTTCGCAATGCAAGGGCAGGACTGGGCAGAACAGATAACCGGATTTAAAAATTTCCAACAAGCCTATATTGACGGTGTTAATAAATTAGAAGAAGCAATGCGTAATCTTGCAAAGGAAATGATTGATTTTGCCGGAGATGTTTATAAAAGCATAGATGATTATAGAAATATTTACGACAAAATAACCGGGACAAATACATATGAAATGCAAAAATATGCTGAAAGTCTGCAATATATCGGACAATACACTGCTTTAACAAGCGACAGTTTAGCAGAGTTTACACAGAGCATATTAAAAGCGGACAAAGGATTTGTAGAAGGTGCGGTTAATATAAGCAGTAATGCGGATGAATTGCTAAATACGGACCTATTTACAAATTACGGACTTGCAATAGATTCTCTTAACGAAAAATTTAAGGATAGTTTATCTGTAGTTGCAGATTTAATAGATAAACAAAGAGAAGCTAACGAAACAATAAAAGATTATGTTGCGGAACTGAGGGGAATTGCTGGGGATAGTGACTATAACTTAGAATACACACAACAACAATACGCACAAGCCTTGCAACAATACTACAAAGGGCAAATAGACGCTAACACTCTTTTAGATAAAGCAAAAGCGTTTCAAGGCGCGGCAGGGGATAATACAAACTTGATAAATTTACTTGCCAACTCTTTAGAGGGCGTTACAGAACAAAGCACTGAAGATTATCTGCAAGGCATTTTAGAAAATACTGCAAACCTTGCTACTGTAGGGCTGCCTGATACAAACATTGAAGAATTAACTGCACCACAGGTAGATACCGCAGACGCAATACAGGATACTAACAGTTATTTAGAAAAACTGCTTAATATGCTTAAGAGTCCTGTAAGCGGCTTTTTCGGTATGACTTTAAATTTACTAAAAGGAATATTAAACGCCCTTACTAATATATTTAGTGCAATATTTGATGTTGCAGGAAGCATTTTAGGCGGTATTGCTGATGCTGCAAGTAGCATTATGGGGAGTATAACAGATGCAATAGGCGGTATTGTAAATGGATTAGGGAATGTGCTTGGCGCTGCTGGACATTTAGTGCAGGATGCCGCTACAGGCGCATGGAATTTTGTGAGTGATGCAGTCGGTGCAGTGGGGGATGTTGTCGGTGACATTTTTGGCGGAATAGGTGATGCTCTCGGTGGTTTATTTGCGGAAGGTGGTTTTACTGGAAGCGGCACTTATATAGACAGCACAGGTGAAAGAGTTGCTGGTATAGTTCACGAAGGTGAATGGGTTGCACCTAAATGGATGGTAAATTCTTTTCCTTCTTTGTTTGCGAGTCTAGAAAAAGCAAGGATCAGCAAAAGCGACATAAGCATTCCTGCTTTTGCGGTGGCAAATAACAACGTAAACGTAAGCATTAATATAGCAGAAATACAGCACACTAATTCTATTTTACAGTCGCAGTTGTCTATACAGAAAAAAATGCTTCGTCTAATGCAAAAATTTGACGAGGAAGGCATAAAATGTATTTCCTAAATGCAAAAGACAAATTCACGTTAACTTCCTCTACAGCGTTTGTAGAAGATTATCCAGCTTGGGATAGCAGCACTACATATAATACGGATGAAATGGTTATTTATAACAATAGGATTTACAAAAGTTTAATTGACGACAACAGCGATGAGCCTGGAAACAGTGTTAATTGGTTTGATGAAGGCGCTACAAATCCTTACAAATGCGTAGACGAATATGTAAATACACAGACAATAAATCCTGATAATCTGGAAATGTGGTTTGATATTAAAGTTTCTAATTCTCTTGCTTTAATTAACTGCGAATTTACAAGCGGAACAATTGAAATTTACGACAGTGATGACAATGTTGTATTCACACAAAAAATTAGCGGCGTAACTGGGATAAACAGTTTCGGAGATTATTTTTTCGGAGATATAGAGTTTGTTAATAAAATATTTGTCAAGTTTGCGTATATGTTTGTTGGTAAAGTGAAAATATATTTAGAACATACAGCAAATGTAAAAGTTGGGGTTATACAGATAGGATATTTACAAGATTTGGGATTAACCTTGCAGGAAGTAAGTGCAAGTATTGATGATTACTCTAAAAAAAGCGCAGACGAAAACGGAAACACAATAATTGTTGAGGGCAATTATGCAGATAGAACAGAATGTAAAGTGCTACTTAAAAATATTACTTTTAACGACGCAAAAAGACGTTTAGCAGCAATAAGAGCAACGCCTTGCGTTTATATTGCAAGTGAAGATGATATTTACAGAGAGTTAAATCTGTATGGCATATATGAGAGTTTTAATATAGACATAGATAATGCAAATTATTTTACTTGTTCTTTAACGTTAAGAGGACTAATCTAAGGAGGAAAGATGGCAGATAAACATATAACACAAACAATAACGCCTTTGCCGGATGTAGCAGGGCGCTTCGATGCTGATTTTATTGAAACAGCGGATAAATTTTTAAACGCATTACCTAAAAACGCTGAAGAATTAAATACTTTTATTGCGCAGTTTAACGAATTGTTAAAGTTTGTAAATACTGCAAGCGCAGCGGCTATTGCTGCACAAAACGTTATGGGTGCATGGGATAGCAGTGTTGAATATAAACATCCTTGTACGGTGTTTTATAACAACAGAAGATATGCAAGTTTACAAGACAGTTTAGGTAAACAACCGGATACGGAAACAGATTATTGGCTTTTAATAGACGGGGAAGGTAGTAATTTAGATGCGGATACAGTTGACGGCAAGCAGGCATCTGATTTGGCAAATTATGATTTAAGCAATACGGATGATAGCGTTGTTGCAACAAAAGTTCAAAATGTAACAGGAACGCTTGTTAAATTAGCAACAGATGAAGTTGTTAAACAAGATAATAGTTGGATTAAAAACCAGATTACTGCTTTTTTAGCCTATGATGGTGTAAACAATTCCATATTAGATAATTACAACTTTGCGAGCATTGTTAGAAACGGTGATGGTGATTATGATGTTACTTTTGAAAATGAGATGGATAATGCAAATTATGTAGTAGTTTTTGGAACTGATTTATTAAAAGAAGATGATTCAGCATACGTTGATAGAGCTGCATTTGTAAATACTGGAAGTAAAACAATAACTGGTTTTACTATTAGGTCAGGATATAAATATTCTGGAACAGACCATGGTTTTCAAGATATGGTTTTATATGTTGCGGTATTAGGAGGCAAACAATGAAATACTTTTACAAAATAGATAATGGAAAATTAATCAGAGGAACTGGTTTTAAAATACCTGAAGGTTTTATAGAGTATGATAAAGATAATCCACCTCAAGAGTTTCTTGACTTACATAATCAAGAGTTGCTTGAAAAAGCTAGACAAAACAAAAAACAAGAAATAGAGAATAATTTCAAAGAAGTTTTGTCTCAAGGTTATGTTTGTTCTAACAATGTTAAAATGGATACTAAATATGAAGATATACAAAAGCTAAAAGCTGGATATGACCTGGCTAAAAACGCAGGTCAGACAGAGATGATTATAAGGGATTATAACAATATTAATCACATATTATCCCTTAATGATGTTAATACTATGCTTATAGATCTTGGTTTTAACTATCAGGCCCAACTTGCTAAGCTATGGAATTATAAAGATAAAATAGAACAAGCTACAACAATAGAAGAAGTAGAGGCTATTAAATGGGAAGATTGAGATATTCAGATTTCAAGTTACAGCCTTTAAGAAACCATAAATTTAAACTTTTAAAAGAAGTTAAATATAAAGATTTAACAATTCCGAAAAATTTTAGGACTGATGGGGCAAGTGTCCCAAGAATTTTTTGGTCAATTTTCCCACCTAATCGCACAGATTATCTTCCTTGTGCGATAGTTCACGATTATTTGTGCGACAGAGGTGAGTATAAAAAAGCGGATATGTATTTTAAAGAATGTTTAAAAGAGATAAGCGTTTCAAAGTTTACGAGATGCGTTTTTTATTACGCAGTGAGAATATATCACAAAATCAAATATAAGCAATAGGGAGAAAAGATGCCGCACAAAAATAATTTACACGATTTAAGCATATTATCTACAATAGTTGTAATCTTTTTTGGTGTTTGGGGGGCGTTTCTTAATTATATAAGGCGCACGGAAACGCAAAAAAATTTAACAAAAACACAAAAAACAGTGTATTTCTTTACAGATTTTGCAAGCAGCACAGGTTTTGCGGTTTTAACATATATTGCCCTGCAGGGCTGGGGTGTAAATGAATTAATAAGCGTTGCCGCTGCAGGATTTGTAGCACATCAGGGCACAAGAGCGGTTTATTTGGGGGAAATTATGTTAGCTGAAAAATTAGGACTTGAAAAAACGGTAGATATTATAAAAGAAACGCACGAAAAGGAGAACAAATGAATAGTTTAAGCAATATTATCGCAATAACACTTATTGCTTTTGCGATTGCCTTATATATGTATATAACGCATATACAAGATGTTAAAAAAGATTTACAGCGTCAAGTCAGGCAAAAACAGACGGAAATTGTAAAAGAAAAACAAAACACTAAAATTAAAAGTTTTGAGGCAAGGCAAAAAGCAAAAAAAGAAATTTTAGAAAAACAGACTAAGGACAAAAATGAAACTGAAATTAATACTTCTATCGGTTATCATACCCTTTATTTTTAGCGGCTGTGTTAAAAAAGAATATGTTTACATCAAAACGCCTTGTCCGCAATTGCAAACTTACGAAGTAAATACCACAAAAGATAAACACTTTACAATACATTATTATATAAAGGAAAAAGATGAAAACAAAAGTAAAAGGTGAAATCGTTGAAATGCCTCTTGAAGATTTTAAAACGCTTACCGAGGAACTTAAAAAATGTAGGGAAGATAAAGAAAAATTGCAAGTAGCTAATCGTTTTTTAAATGAGCAAATTACAGACTACAATAAAGCATTTGTTAAAGGCAAAAAATGA